CGGTGACCCACTCTCGTCCTGGCCACGTACCGGGAAGCAACCACCCGACGATCACCGGCGTCTTGGTGCTCTTCGCCGTCCCGGTCTCTTGGTTCTGCCACGCAACGTAGCAAAGGTCACCGATCTCCGGCATGGCCCCGAAGAAATGCCGGTTGCCGGCTCCCGGGAAACTCATCGGAATGGGGATGCGATCGAACTCGTCGGAGGATCCTACGAGCGTTCGAAGCGTAACGTAGAACTCCTCGTAGTCGATGTTCATGACCTTGCATATGCCAAGACCCCACGAGAGGTCGGGGTGGCCCTTCTCGAGGTCCGACCGGATCTTCTCCGTCGACCCCATGATTTGACCACGAGGCACCTTCTCCAAGACGGGTACCGCCCGTCGTCCAAAACGGCGTTCGGTCATAGCTCGCGCCCCCGCTCCTCGAGACTAGCCGCCACGGCGGCGGCGGACGCTTCGGTTTCCTCCAAACCGGACTCAAGTGCAGAGACGCTCTCGACGGCCAAAGAAGCCACGGCCCGCTTCGCCTGCTCTTGCTGTTCGGCCACACCTTGCGTCAAAGCATCCGCCGCCCCCAACAAGGTCTGAACAACTTGGCTCCCACCCTTGTCGAGGGCTGCTCCTCTAAGAGCATCTTGGCTCGATGCCCATGAAGCAGAAGCCCGTGCGGTAAGGTTGACGAGATATTGCGTCGCTTGATCCATCTCTTCAGACCCGGCACCCACCGGGATCCGATCACCGGGACTCGTGAATTGGACAAAGTCTTCTTGTGAGAACGCTTCAAGAAGCACCTCGGCCTCCGCCGCCTTGCACGAACACACCTTTTTCGATTGACGCCTCTGGAGGTCCGCCAACGAGTAAGCCGCGTTGATCACGGGGACCTTTTGAATGCCGTCCTTGAGCTTCTCGGCAATGAAGTTGCCGAGACCTCGTTCAAGCTGATTGGACTCCGACGAATCCACCCCGAAGAGGTCGAGGATTTGCTTGTTTGTGAGGTTCTCTCGGAGCTGTTGGAGGAGGTGTTGCTCCAAAGCGTTTTGGGCCGTCGTGTCCGTAGCACGAACGTCGAGGGTCTTGGGGTTGCCCTTCTTGTCGAGGACGGGCTTTCCGTCCTTGTCCAACTCCGGGACACCTTGGATCCGACCCCTCTTCCGCACAAAGGCGTTAAGGATGTTCGTGACCGTTTGCTTGTCGAGGAAAGAGAACACGTCTTGGAAATGCATGCCCTGGAACACGTTTTGAGGCTCAATGCTTACATCTCGGCCATAGCGATATGACCCGATCACCTCGTAACCCCGTGCATCACTCACGGGGAACACGGGAGAGGGGAAGGTTGTCCGCTTGCGTCTAGATCTTTCCTTCTTCCACGAGAATTCCCCGGCCGCCGCAAGACCCGTGAGGGCCTTGAAAGTACCAAGGAAAGCCCTCACGGCGGGCTCGATCTCGTCATAGCCGCTACGATCAAACCCTGCGGACACCAAGCGGTCGAACCATACTTTCCGCGTTCTGTTGAGTTGGGCATACAACTCTTTCGAAAGCCCGTTCCCGGACCTGTTCGCGGCTTTCGCCATCGTTTGCCCATCGGCCCCACTCGGACCCCAAGACACCGTCGCGGTGGGGTTGTCCTTGAACTTGAAATTCCCGAAGGGATCATCAACGGACACGAGAGAACGACCCACTCGGACCTCGCTCGGGAACAAGAGGTCCGGGTACGCGGGCGGGATGTTCTTCGTGATCTTGCCCTTGTCGCCAGGGAGCAAGAGCTGCTCGTTGGCCGCCTGTGTCGCCTTTTGGACCACCTCTATGATCTTGTTCCACTCTGCCGTGAAAAGGGATCGGGGCGTTGCACTGTAGAGGAACGTCGAAGTGGTCGGAGCCTTGATGTTCTCTAGGGTGAAAAGCTTCCGGATCCCGTTCAGTGTATCCGCCGTCCAATTTCCGGCACGCCCGACGTATTGGGCCGAGGCCCGTTTCTTGAAGACCACCGATTCCTGGACGGAGAACATCAACTCACGAATCTCCGAAGTTGGAAGGACCTCCCCACGAGGCCTCGTCCTATCCGATGTGAGGACGCGGATCCCCCGCTCCGGTGTCATGATCCCGAGTTGCGCCTCCGGCTTCGCAGCTCCCGGATAGGGAGAGGTGACCTTCCTCAAGTACCCTTCGATTTGTTGGCCTTGCCACCGGGGCTCAAGGATGGGATTGCGCTTCTCTAGCTCACCGGCACCACCCTCCTCTTGTTGCACATAGCGGACGATCCGTTGGCCTTGCATCTCCGGGTCGGGGTGGCTAGCCGAGTAGTACCGATAGGACCCTGGCTGGGAGCCGTTTGAGAACGTCGCCTTCTTGTCGGAGAGCATGTCGAGGAGGTTGACCGTCGAATTGAGGTCCGCGACATCCGAGTTCTCGCTTATGAATTGCCCGCCTACGAGCTTGATGAGCGTAAAGAGATGGTCGACACCCGACTTGTCCGCATCGTCTAGTTTGGAGTCGAACTCCGCCTTGATCTTGTTGGCTTGGGCGACCAGAGCGGCCCGTTTGTCGAGGAGCCCTTGCTTCGCAGGCTTCTTCCCTTGCTTCTCTCGACCGTTGATGAGGTCGTTCAGAGATTGACGCTTCTTTTCATTCTTCGCTTTCACCGATGCTTTTGCACCACGATCCGCGTTGTGGAGGTCCGCGATCTTCTTCTTGGCGGAAATGATTTGCTTGTCGACCTTCAAGATCTGCTTCTCGATCTTCCCCACCCGATTGGTGGCCGACTCCTGCTTCTCCTCATAGGCTTTCGCGGCCTTGACAATATCCACTGGGGAGGCCGTGGGAAGCGCCGTATCCCCCTTCTTCGTCTTCGTGTTGTCTTGAGCGATCGGGGATTGCTCCGGAAGCTCCGGATCTTGGAGGAAAAACTCGACCCATTGGGTCTTGGGGTCTTGTTGGTTGGACCCTTTGCCGGTCTCGACCTTCATCCGATAGGTGTTCCGCACCGGGTCGAAGCTCACGATTTTCATGTCCACGGCACGCTTCAACAAGCTCCGAAGAATCCGGGGCTCTCCGATTTTCTCCAAGTCGTTGCCGACGATGAAGAAGAGATCGTTGATGTCGTCGGGATCGAGAGCCATGACCACATTGGGAAAACCCGACAAGCGGGGACGCCCTTGTGAATCGAGCACTTGGAGCGGGCGTTCGGGCAGGAGCGTGTTCGACAAGTCGATCGCTTCAATGCCCTCAGGGGCTGCCGGCCCGACTTTGCCCGGAGCATAGAACTTCGCCCGTTTCGCAATGAGTTGAAGGGACGTGGTGCATTGACCTCCCACGGAGAAGGAATGGGAGAACGAGTTGCAATAGTAGTAGCAATCCAAGTACCGAATGTAGACGGGGTAGCCGGGTCTCATCTCGGGGCGAATCGGAATCGTCACCGACGCCGACTTGGCGGGGGCGTTCATGATGTCCATCCGGTTCACGGCCGAGAAGAACATCGACTTAGCATCGTTGAAGTAGGCCGCTTCGTACTCGGCAGGGCGCCACCCAAATTGGGCTACGAGCCGGTAGTCAATGTATTGGCCTTTGTGACCCCACTCGTTGTCGACCCCGTACTCAATGTTCTTGCCGTGGGAACCCTTAACGGTCATGTACGTGACCTCAGGCTCCTTCTCCTCAAAGTTGATCGAGATGATGTCGATATCCTCGATCCGGTACACCCGCGAATCGGATGTGTCCATGTTGTACATGGGGGGCTTGAAAACGAAGTCCCCGTCGACATCTTGGTAGAACTCAAACCCCGTGACCTCACACACCTTTTGGGCGATGTCGAGCTTCGACTCGTAGGTGGATTCGAATAGTTGGATTTGACCCCAGTTCGAGGTGTTGGAGACGAACGCCTGCATCTCGACGAGGTTCAACTCGAACCGCGTCGAGTTCTTGGATGTCGGCCGCGAAGTGCCGAAACGAAGCGCCTCCAAGCGCCTGTTGTTTTGGAGACCAACCGCTTGGGATTGCTCCATGATCCCATAGAGTCCGGGATCCGACTTCCGGGCCACGAGAGGATCGGTAAATCGGCCCTTGATGAGCTTCGTGAGCTTCCCGGAAGACGTCGATCCGAGGAACGCTGCCTGGGCGGTCGAGTACAATTCTCCGGAAGCCCCGTGTAACCGAAGCTTGATCATCTCGGTATCGAACCGGCGTTTCCAATACCGGACGTTGAGGGAGAAGAGGGACTCGCCCGCGACCTCCGACTTGGCCGTTTGGTTCGTCTTTTGGCTCAAGGCCCATCCGACACCACCGGCCGCCCCCACCATGTCGTGGTGGAGCGTGTAGATGATTTGGTAGGGGTGCATACCGGTGAAGTTGTGCCCGACCATCGAGGTCTTGAGCTTGGAGTTCTTCGGTCGGGCGCCAAACACCGCCGCGTTGGTCGAGATCGTGTGGTACTGCCAAAAGTGGAGCATCGAAGAGCATTGCACCGTGACCGTGTTCACGCCACCACTCCACGAGTGTCCCACTTGAGTCACGACACCATGGAAAGTCGGGTAATAGGGATAGGCGATCACGTCCTCGACCCCCGCACCTTCCAACCCATATTGAGCCAAAAGACTCGGGCCATCAGCTTGGAGGTATGGCGGCAACTCCTCCGCAATGGTCTTCGGTGGCTCCTCGGACGATACTTGCGCCGCCTCCTCGGGTGTTGCGGCCTTCTCCTTCTCCTCCGTGGCTTTCTCCGCCGCACTCTCTTGTGCTTGCTCCGCCGCCTTCTGCCTCTCTGCAAGGAGTTGATCCACCGCGATCTCTTCACGGTTAAGTGCGGCCCCCTCAGGACTCAGGGGAGGCGCGTCATCACCGGGTTGACGAGCCTCGTCGAGACGACCCGATGCTTGGGCACCCCCGATTTCGTTCCTACCGCGCCCTATCGCTCGAAGGTAAGCATCCCTCTCGGCCGGCGTAAGTGTTTGGCCACGAGTCCAGAAATCTACGACATCACCATCACTCGGGGTCTCACTCGATTGGATCCGAGAAAGCTCGTAGGCCGTGGTCCAAATCGCATATTGAGGGTCCACCATGTCGGAGTGTTCCCAGTGGACCTGGCTCCGAGGGGATTTGTTCCCTTGAAGCTCTTGAACACCCTCGAACCGAAAACGGGTCATCTGAGCCATGCCGAACTCGGTACCCGTCCCCACCCCCGTGGGGTTTCCCCCCGACTCCGCAACGAGGATGCCCCACAATTGGTCAGGGGGCACACCCGCTTCGATCGCGGCCGAGTAGGTGATCGCCATGAGGCGGTCTCGGTCGTAGGTGATCTCCTGTGTCGTCAGCTCTTGGTCGGCTAACGTTTCCAATTCGGAGCGGTAAGCGTTTTGTTCCTTCGATCCCCCGTCATCGTTCACGCTATAGATGTAGCCGTTCCGGCTCTGGGTCTCCCGGGTGGTGTCAAGCTCCAATGTACGGGCGTCGATCTCCGCTTGGGTGGGTGGCGTGACCCGTGTTTCGGTGCCCTTCTGTACCTGTTCCTCTTCGATGACATCCTTGATGTCCTCGTAGTTCTTGAGGTCCTTTAGCTGATTGAGAGCCTCGTCCGCCCTCGCCTGCTCTTGTTCCGCCTCCAACGCCGCTTGTTCCTTCAAGCGTTCGTTGAGGATATCGGTCGCTTGGGTGGTAGAGAGAATTCGGTCGTCGGAAACCGAGGGCTCCGCGAGGTTCGCGTAGAGCCCTTTCACCGGGAAATAGCCCCGATGGTAAATGTGGACCTCAAGACCCGGACGTAAGATGAACTTGGCGTCCCTCGCGAAACTATCCGTGTGGTGCAACGGAATCGAGAGGGTGAAGCTCGCGGAGGCCGCACCAGCGTCGGTCCCGGCGTCCACCGACACCTCGGTGATGAACTCTTGGAGATTGATTTGGCCGGCGCATTTCGGACACCCGGGAACCGTGGTATCGCCGTTGATGTAGACGAGAGCATCCGGCGTGTGTTGGACAACCTCTTGCCGACCTAGCTGCCATGTACCGACATATGGGCGGTTCTCGATCCCCACTAGACCACCCCCCGCGAATAGGTCGGACGCTGGTCCTCGTCACCGGGCACACGGAAGGGTTGCACATTATCCGGCCCCACGGCGCTCACAGAAGGCTCCGTCTCGACCTCCGGCGCTTGGAACCCTTGTGTACCTCGTGGCCGCGTAGCGGGTCCTCTGGGTGCCGGTCTCGACGGTGTGGGGACGAAGTCGGGATCTTGAAGAGCGGTCCCTTTCTCTTGTTGGAGTCTCGACGAGG